CGGCAAGTCTGGAGAGACTCCGTTGGACTACACTACCGCGTCCCGCACCCGTGAGGGTGTTGTTTCAGTGCTTGTCAGCACGTGAAACTGGCGGTAGGAGTTTGAATAGTTGAACTGCTTCTCGGGCGAAAGCCTTCGTTGCACAAGATGATTTCAGACGAGAAACCCTCTCAAACTTTCTAGATCTATCGAAAATCTTTGGGTCTAGGATCCGGACGTTGGCGCGTTTAAGCGCCTCTGCCCAGGCTTCTAGATGCAAAGTGTCTTCGGGATCTGGTGAGGGCTGGAGGTCGGTATCCTTGATTCTCTGAGCTTGGTCTAGCATGGCCCACGCAAGTGGTTCAACTAGACGTTGCTTTAGAAAGTCAGGAATGTCGTACAGGGCATCTTCTACATCATACTCTTCCAACCCGTAATATTTTTCGAGTTGATCGAGTGTTTTGTAGTAGGAGCTTTGTAACTCACTGGTTAATTCTACCAAATACCGGTTAGTAAGCTCTTCGAGCACTAGCTTAGTATTGGTGGTACATCCAACGTTTAACCTCCACTGGTCGCAAACCCACTTGAATGTGGGCTCGGGGCGAGTGGCGGTTGAAAGGATGTAGAAGGTTCCGCAGAACTTTGCTCCGACTCTCCCTAGTCTTCTCACTTTGGCCCTCGAGGCGGTGTGGAAACCACGATTTATTGTGATTTCCTTCCGTTCCTCTTTGGTCAGAGTGTGAAGATGGATAGCCGAGGCATTGGCTCTGTAGATTCCTTCAATTACCCGGGGCATAACCAGCGATAAGAGCGAACCAAAATTTCTTTTGGAAGCTGTTTCTAGGACACTATATAGTTCCTGCCAGCCGGAAACGACTGCCACGGCTATACCGTGTACCGGAAACGCTGTTACTTCTTCATCCTTGTAGAAGAGTCTCTTGGCAAATTCGAAGGTATCTTTTGATACCAACGTTTTTGTCTTTGAGATTCCAACTCCAAGCTGACGAAGTATCTCTTGATACTGGCGAGCCACTTCATCGTGGCGAATCACTATATCATCACCAAGTATCCGGTAGTCTGAGAATCGGCGCAAGCCCACTCTCAGTCCGGCTATTTGGACAATGGTATGGTGAACCAATGCTAGGAGAGGCCAGGAAGAGTAGAGGCCCATAGGCTGACCAGTGTTGTACTTTCGTACAATGCCGTCAGAACCGTGGTACCCGAGCTCGACCATGAGCTTCTCCCACTCTAAACTATAGTTTTCACCATACAAGTTGCTAAGGACGTCTACGTAGAGAAATCTAGGCAGACGATCAGTCGCGCTTGTTAGGTCGAAACTATAATAGGAGTGTTCAGCAATTCCGAATGGCTTAATGTCTTGGCCGAATGTTAGGTCCTTGTCCCCTAGTTTCCTTAACACTGAGAGTAAATCTTGGTGTAAAGGAAGTAAGGAGGTTTGGGTCCAATAATCTGCCATAGCAATAACTCTTGTCTTGCCCTCTGTATCTTCTACCAATCCGAGGGAGCGTAGCCTGCCTTTACGGTCAGGCTTGCACTCTCGGGTGGTTTTAAATACAGAAGGTTGGGACCGGAGACGGTCCATGTATTCTGTTAGCCTTCCCCCTGCCACCACTCCCATCGAGTTGACACTCGATTCGGAGTTGTGGTCGAGGTCGTGCTTTACAGATAACATGGCCGGGCCAGACGGTGAACCTTTCGATGTGAAGTGAGGTACTGTCCATTTTGGATGTTGACGGACTGACCCTAACTGTAGTTCATTCAGAGCCATTTTACAACGCTCGCCGAATTCCTTACGGATTTCCGCGGAGTATGTTGGATGGTCTGTTATTGGACTATAGTCAGGATCTTTCTGTCCCTCCAGGAACCTTGAAACTTGTAAAAGAGTTAAGAGGAAACGGATGGTCTTTATGTCACCTTTTCTAATACCATTTCTGGTCTCCTCTGAGGTCGCAAGACCCCGGGGGATCCCATCTTTGGTAACAGAGAGGTGGCGTATCTCTACAGTGTACCCACCTAAGTAGGCATAGAACTGTGTCCTGATATCTTTCAACCAGGATATGGTATCTAGGCTTCCTCGGTGTTTACATCGTTTAGACACTTCATCTAGGAACGATCGACTAATCGCTTGAGAACGTTCTATATTAAACTGGATTATGTACTTGTTGACAAGAGACAAGTTCTCTTTGAATATGTATATATTCCTACTTTGATATTTATATGTTTTCATTTGGTTGGTTGTTGTTGAGGCCTTGGTGTCCAGTTGCTCGATCCAATAAAATATTTTGGGCGCTCGGCCTCCCTGGTGGTCTTTAAGGTAGATCCTACCTTTCAGGCTGCTCCCTGTCAGAGCAAACTTCTGTGCTCCTTCTGGAGTAACAGCCCGGTCGCTATCTCTTTAGGGGGATAGCACCCGTGTCAAG